TGTTGAATTCAGACGTCAGCTGTCGGTCTAACGGTCGGGTTTTTTCTTACTGTCCACTAAATGGGGTCTTGACCATTTTGCGAAAGGGGTTTTTTTCTAGCCATTCCTACCGGGAAACTAGTGGAAACAAGCTTCAAGTGGGGTTGCTTTCTATGGTACACTTACAAATGTGTGTCCGTGCCTTTAGTGGCCAAGACCGACAGAAGTGGGAGGGTGAGAGATTCAAATGAAACCGAGAACATGGACGAAGCGATTGACGGGTCTGTTCCTTTCTGTCGCTGTTTTTATCACTGCGTGGGGTTCCATGACAGCAAATGCAGGAGCTGCCCCGCAGGCTGACTTGCAGTTGGTTGCCAGTTCGGCGATTTTAGTGGAGGTTTCTACAGGTAAGGTATTATATAGCCTCAACCCTGACCAACCACTGCCACCTGCCAGCATGAGTAAAATGATGACGGAGTATCTGGTCAATGAAGCGGTAAAACAAAAAAAGATTACCTGGGACGAGAAAGTTCCGGTAAGTGAATATGCGTTTTTTATTGCTAAAATGTCAGATTCGTCGGGTGTTTACTTAAATTTGGGCGAATCACATACCGTAAAAGAACTGTATAAGGCAATGGCGGTGTTGTCAGCAAATGATGCAACTGTCTTGCTGGCTGAAAAAATAGCAGGCAGTGAACAAAACTTTGTAGCTATGATGAATAAAAAAGCCCAAGAACTGGGGATGAAGAACACAAAGTTTCTAACTTCAACAGGATTGCCGGCTGATGAATTAGGTCCCTACTCCATTCAAAGCGACCAAAAAGAAAACCTGATGTCTGCACGGGATTCGGCTATTTTGGCTAGAGCGTTGATCCGGGACTTCCCAGAAGCACTGGAAATAGCAAAAATTCCTCGTTTAACATTCCGGGCAGGTATGCCAAATGAAATAAAAAAGGCAAACTACAACTGGATGCTTCCCGGCCTTCCCAACTATTATGAAGGTGTAGACGGTTTAAAGACAGGGTATACTGCCGCTGCGGGTTATTGCTTTACAGGTACAGCAGTACGAGACAATATGCGTGTCATCAGTGTTGTAATGGGAGCTGGGGGTAAAAACGCAGAAATAACCAAGCGTTTTGTCGAAACGAAAAAACTGCTTGATTACGGCTTCAGCAACTTCAAGCTAACCAAACAACTCGACAAAGGCGTGCCAATCAAGGGGTATGAAACCGCTCCTGTGAAAAACGGCGTGGAGCTGACTGTGCCGGCAGTTACAAGCAATGCGGTAATGACTCTGACAAAAATCGGGTCAGAGAGCAAATTCACCCCAACCGTCACGTTCCAGGAGCTCACTGCTCCATTGAAAAAAGATCAGGTAATCGGAAAGGTAGCCTTTGTAGAAGAGGGAACAAAAGAAACCGACTACCTGCAGCCAGAGGACATGGCCAAGGCTGGAGTCGACCTCGTAGCTGGACAAGAAGTCGAGGAAGGCAGCTGGATCCGCCTGTTCTTCCGCAGCATCATCCAGTTCTTTAGCAATATTTTCAGCAGCTTAACCGGCAAATAAGGTTGTACCCAAAATCAAACTTGGATTACAATGGTGAATATTAAGACAGCCATTACAATGTGATGCAGGCATTACAAGACAATTGGGTAGGGGGCTTAGAAATGGTACAAGTAGGAACTTCCCGCGTTAAAAGAGGTATGGCGGAAATGCAAAAAGGCGGCGTCATCATGGACGTTGTCAATGCGGAACAGGCAAAAATTGCAGAAGCAGCCGGCGCTGTTGCCGTTATGGCACTGGAGCGCGTACCGTCTGATATTCGTGCAGCAGGCGGGGTAGCCCGGATGGCTGATCTGGGTATCGTGGAAGAAGTATTGAATGCTGTATCGATTCCGGTTATGGCAAAAGCTCGGATCGGACATTTCGTCGAAGCTCGCGTTCTCGAATCCATGGGTGTTGACTATCTCGACGAGAGCGAAGTCCTGACTCCTGCTGATGACATGTACCATATCAATAAAAAAGAATTCACTGTCCCGTTTGTCTGTGGCGCACGCGACCTCGGCGAAGCTCTTCGCCGCATCGGTGAAGGCGCGTCCATGATCCGTACCAAAGGTGAGCCAGGTACAGGAAACATCGTGGAAGCTGTTCGTCACATGCGCACCATGCAGTCGCAAATTCGCAAAGTGCAAAGCATGTCCTACGATGAATTGATGGCAGAAGCGAAAAACCTCGGTGCTCCTTACGATCTGCTGGAATACGTACACAAAAACGGCAAGCTGCCAGTGGTCAACTTCGCAGCAGGCGGTGTAGCGACCCCTTCCGATGCGGCTCTGATGATGCAGCTCGGCGCTGATGGCGTATTCGTAGGTTCCGGTATTTTCAAATCGGAAAATCCGGAGAAATTTGCTCGCGCGATCGTAGAAGCAACCACACACTACACTGACTATGAACTGATTGCCCGCGTCTCCAAAGGACTGGGTACAGCTATGCCGGGTCTGGAAATCTCCAAGCTGCGTGAAGCAGACCGCATGCAAGAGCGCGGATGGTAAGGTGACCGATCATGAAAATTGGCGTTCTTTCCTTGCAGGGAGCTGTCGCTGAGCATATCCGCATGCTGGAGGCAGCAGGTGCGACAGCAGTCGCAGTTAAAAAAGTGGACGAGCTTGAAGATCTGGACGGATTGGTCATTCCCGGCGGAGAGAGCACGACCATCAGCAAGCTGATGCATAAATACGGTTTTATCGAAGCGCTGCGCGAGTTTGGCCAAGCCAGAAAACCGATATTCGGTACATGTGCGGGAGCGATTTTGCTCGCCAAACGCATAAACGGCCAAGACGACTGCCATCTCGGATTGATGGATATCAAGGTGGAGCGCAATGCCTTTGGCCGCCAAAAGGAAAGCTTTGAAGTCGAGCTTCCTGTCGCAGGAGTAGCGGCGGATTATCCAGCCGTTTTCATCCGCGCGCCGTATATCATGGAAGTAGGCGAAGCCGGTCAGGTACTTGCCAAGTATGAAGAAAAGATCGTGGCTGCTCGGCAAGGACATTATTTGGCGGCAGCATTCCATCCGGAGTTGACGGAGGATGCACGGTTGCATCAATACTTCGTCGACATGGTGAAGGAATACCGCGGCTGATTGTCCGTAAAAGATGCATGTCCAAAACCGGTACCGATAATGGTGCCGGTTTTTTTCACGATCTTTACACAGGTATAGAACCTGTAGTACAGTTAACAATAGAAGATAACAAACAAGGAACGCGATGAAGAGACTAGTACTTTGCAAGCGCTTGGCCCAGAGAGTCGGTGGCAGGTGAAAACCGACCCAGTCTGCAAGGGAATCCATCTCTGAGTGGCAAAGGATCAACTTTGCCCGGCACCGCCCCGTTACGGCGGATTCAAGCGGGTATATGCCGGGAAACGGAAGCAGGCATATATCAACAAGGGTGGCAACGCGGGTTACCAACACTCGTCCCTTACCATAGGGGACGGGTGTTTTTTCATTGCGTGCAAGAAGAATCAACGATGTTGGAGGGGTATCTATGTTAGACGTAAAAGTGTTGCGCAACGATTTAGACGGAGTAAGACGCCGTTTGGCGGATCGCAATGAGGATATTTCTGCACTGGATCAGTTTGCCGAGGTGGATGAAAAGCGCCGCCAGTTGATCCAGGAAGCGGAAGGCTTGAAGAACAAACGAAATACTGTATCCGAACAGGTAGCGGTATTGAAGCGCAACAAAGAGAACGCTGACCATCTGATCGCAGAGATGAAGGAAGTAAGCGACCGAATCAAGGTGCTGGACGAAGAACTGCGCCAGCTCGATGAACAGCTTGAGCAAATTCTGCTGAGCTTGCCCAACCTTCCTCATGAGAGCGTTCCGGTAGGCACGTCGGAGGATGACAACGTCGTTGCCTGGACGTGGGGCGAGCCAAGAAAGTTTTCTTTTGAGCCCAAACCGCACTGGGAGCTTGGTCAAGAACTGGGCATCATCGACTTCGAAACAGCGGCAAAGGTGACCGGCAGCCGATTTGTTTTCTACAAAGGACTGGGTGCCCGTCTGGAGCGCGCGCTGATGAACTTTATGCTCGATCTGCATACGACGGAGCACGGCTATGAAGAGCTTCTGCCGCCGTATATCGTGAACCGGACAAGCATGACGGGAACAGGTCAATTGCCAAAATTCGAGGAAGACGCATTCAAGCTGGAAGGACCAGATTACTTCCTGATCCCGACAGCAGAGGTGCCGGTAACCAACATGCACCGCGACGAGATCATGGATGGTGCAGAGCTGCCTCGCTACTATGCGGCATACAGCGCTTGTTTCCGTTCGGAAGCGGGATCGGCAGGCCGCGATACGCGCGGACTGATTCGCCAGCATCAATTCAACAAGGTCGAGATGGTGAAGTTCGTCAAGCCGGAAGATTCCTATGAGGAACTGGAAAAGCTGGTGAAAAATGCGGAGAAGATCCTGCAGCTGCTCGGTCTGCCTTACCGTGTCATGAGCATGTGCACCGGCGACCTCGGGTTTACAGCGGCGAAAAAGTACGACCTGGAAGTGTGGATTCCGAGCTACAATACGTACCGGGAGATTTCGTCCTGTTCCAACTTTGAGGATTTCCAGGCGCGTCGGGCCAACATTCGTTTCCGCCGCGACAGCAAATCGAAGCCGGAGTTCGTGCACACATTGAATGGATCGGGACTGGCGATTGGCCGGACAGTTGCCGCGCTGATGGAGAACTATCAGCAGGAGGACGGCACCATCCTGATTCCGGAAGTGCTTCGTCCATATATGGGTGGTCTGGAGAAAATCGCTCCCAAATAATGCAGATCAAAATGATTTCTGGCTATCTAGAAAAGCAGTTTTCTGTTCTAATACAGAAAGCTGCTTTTTTGTCTGCAAAAACAAAGAGTTAAATGAGTGGCGGAATTTTTAGAAAATGTGTTGCACAACAGAAATGACTGTTATATAATAACTTCAAACATTACGAATATTGTATTACTACAGTTGATGGGAGGAGTTAAGGATGAATTGTTATCGTTGTGAAGGAAACGGTGAGCAGAATTGTCCCCAGTGCGGCGGCGCCGGGCGCGATGATCACGGGTCAGCATGCCATCACTGCCATGGTGACGGATGTATCTCCTGCAGTCATTGCAGTGGAAGCGGGCTATTGGATTAAAGCCATTTTTTTTGAACCTACTGTACTATAATACACAAAGATTAATTTACCTGTATTATAACGTTTCCTGCACAAGGAGAGGAGGAGATCATATTGACTGCGATTCAAACCAATCAGTACCCGGCAGATGTTTTGATTACAGGCGAAATGCCGCCACAGTACGCCGATATACTTACGCCGGAAGCGATCTCGTTTCTGATCAAGCTGGAGAGCGCCTTTGGCGGCAGGAGGAGTGAGCTCTTGGAGCTGCGCAGAAAGAAGCAGGAGCTCATCGACTCAGGGCAGCTCCCTGATTTTTTGCCTGAAACAGCCCATATTCGCAACGGCGATTGGAAAGTGAACGATTTGCCGACCGATCTCCAGGACCGGAGAGTGGAGATTACCGGTCCTGCCGGAGACCGAAAAATGGTCATCAATGCGTGCAATTCCGGAGCTCGGGTATTCATGGCTGATTTTGAAGACGCCAATTCTCCCACATGGGCCAATACGATCGAAGGCCAGATCAACATGCGGGATGCCGTAAGGAGAACGATTTCCTATACCAGCCCTGAGGGAAAACAGTACGCCCTCAAGGAGAAAACAGCCGTACTGATTGTAAGGCCGCGCGGTTGGCATTTGGATGAAAAGCACATAAGGCTTCACGGAAACCCGATGTCCGGCAGCTTGTTCGATTTTGGCCTTTATTTCTTCCATAATGCCCGGATATTGCTCGATTCGGGAAGCGGCCCCTATTTTTATCTGCCCAAGCTGGAAAATCATCTGGAAGCGAGGCTCTGGAACGACGTCTTTTGCTTTGCCCAGGATGAGTTGGGCATACCGCGAGGCACTATCAAGGCAACGGTTTTGATCGAGACGATTTTGGCCGCCTTTGAAATGGAAGAAATCCTGTACGAGCTGAGAGAACACAGTGCAGGGCTAAACTGCGGCCGCTGGGATTACATCTTCAGCTACATCAAAAAGCTGCGGAACCGGCCCGATGTGATTGTGCCTGACCGGTCAACGGTGACTATGACGGTGCCCTTTATGCGGGCGTACACGACACTGGCGGTCAAGACCTGCCACAGGCGGGGAGCACCATGCATCGGCGGGATGGCCGCACAAATTCCGGTAAAAAACGACCCGGCAAAAAACGAGGAAGCGCTGGCAAAAGTGAAAGCAGACAAAGAGCGGGAGGCGTACGACGGACACGATGGAAGCTGGGTGGCCCACCCCGGACTGGTTCCGGTGGCGATGGAAGTCTTTAATCGCCTGATGCCGGAAGCAAACCAGATCTGGTATAAGCGCGAGGACGTCCATGTAACTGCCGCTGACCTGCTGGCCGTACCGGAAGGCCAGATCACCGAAGAAGGAGTCCGCACCAACATCAGGGTAGGGATTCAGTACATCGAGGCATGGCTTCGCGGCTATGGCGCCGTGCCGATCAACAACCTGATGGAAGACGCCGCAACAGCGGAAATTTCCCGCGCTCAGGTGTGGCAATGGATCAAGCACCGCCGGGGTGTTTTGCCGGATGGCCGCAAGATTACGACTGCTTTGGTCACCCAGTGGCTGAGCGAAGAGCTGCAAACCTTGAAACAGCAAATCGGCCAGGAGCGGTACGAAACCGGCAAATACAAGCTGGCAGGGGAATTGTTCCTCCAGCTGGTGACGGCCGACGAGTTTTCCGAGTTTTTGACCGTTCCAGGCTATGCCTATCTTGATTAAAAAAGGGAGTGGGAGAAATGAACAAACAAGAGGCTATTCGACAATTAGAGGAAAGCTGGAAGACAGACCGGTTTAAAGGGGTGCAGCGTCCGTATACGGCGGAAGATGTAGTCAGACTGCGGGGCTCGGTCCAAATCGAGCATACGCTTGCCCGGATCGGGGCAGAGCGGCTGTGGCAGTTGCTCAACACGGAGCATCACATCAAGGCGCTTGGCGCTTTGACCGGGAATCAGGCGATCCAGCAAGTAAAAGCGGGATTGAAAGCCATCTATCTAAGCGGCTGGCAAGTAGCCGCCGACGCCAATCTGGCCGGACAGATGTACCCGGACCAGAGCCTGTACCCGGCAAACAGTGTCCCACAGGTGGTCAAACGGATCAATCAGGCACTGCAGCGGGCAGATCAGATCCAACAGTCCGAAGGGACGGGCGACACCTATTGGTTTGCACCCATCGTGGCAGATGCGGAAGCCGGCTTTGGCGGACCGCTCAACGTCTTTGAGCTGATGAAAGGCATGATCGAAGCGGGAGCATCGGGTGTACACTTTGAGGATCAGCTCGCATCAGAGAAAAAATGCGGCCATATGGGCGGCAAGGTATTGATCCCGACACAGGCGGCCATTCGCAACCTGGTAGCGGCCCGTTTCGCGGCAGATGTCATGGGTGTGCCGACTGTGATCGTAGCCCGGACCGATGCAAACGGAGCGTTTTTGATCACAAGTGACATCGACGACAGCGACAAGCCGTTTTTGACCGGGGAGCGGACACCAGAGGGCTTCTTCCGCATGAGAGGCGGACTCGATGCCGCGATCGCCCGCGGACTCAGCTATGCTCCATACGCCGATTTGATCTGGTGCGAAACGTCTGAGCCGAACCTCGAGGAAGCACGCCGTTTTGCCGAAGCGATTCACGCCAAATACCCTGGCAAATTGCTGGCTTACAACTGCTCGCCGTCCTTCAACTGGAAGAAGAAGCTGGATGAAGCAGACATCGCCCGTTTCCAAAACGAGCTGGGCGATATGGGCTACAAGTTCCAGTTTGTCACGCTGGCCGGCTTCCACGCCCTCAACTACAGCATGTTTGAACTGGCACGGGGCTATCGCGACCGCGGCATGGCTGCTTACTCTGAGTTGCAGCAAGCGGAGTTTGCGAGCGAGGCGTACGGCTACACGGCTACGCGCCACCAGCGGGAGGTAGGCACCGGGTATTTTGATGAGGTCGCGCAGGTAATTGCAGGAGGCACATCGTCGACGACGGCATTGACTGGTTCTACTGAGGAAGAGCAGTTTACTCACCATTAAGGTGTTTAATTAAAGTAAATAAAAAGGGAAAGGACCAGGGATAAGCTCTCTGGTCCTTCGTTTGCAAAATGCGCGAAATCGCCCTATAATAGAAGGAGTGTAAACGAATATGTCCCCGTAGCTCAGCAGGATAGAGCGTCAGTTTCCTAAACTGTAGGTCGGAGGTTCGAATCCTCTCGGGGACGCCATTGGAAAAGTAGAAATGGCGCGGGTTTCAGCTGGATAGCTACCCGCGCCATTCTTTTGTTAATGTCTGTTTGCAAACATTTTGCAAAAGTCGAAATTTCGGGCGCTTATTGAATACTTTTAAACTAATAATATTTTTCCGGTCCGTTTATTGCTTTCAGCAAACTGCACTGCTTCTTTTACGCAATGCAAAGCAAATCTTTCGGTAGGTGCTGTGAAATTAAGTTGACCATTTTGTACAAGTTCGATGACCTTCTCAAAAGTGTCGTGCCATCTAGACAAGGAAATTTGTTGAATCCAGTGTCGCAACAAGAATAATTGTGGATGAACGCTAAGTTCTTTTGAAATTCTCGCCCAATCTACTTGAGTCCCAGATAAAAGACCCAAAGCCAAGAAAGTCCCCCCGGGACGTGTTGACCGAGCCAACTCAAAACCATCTAAACCACCGATCGAATCAATAGAGGCATCAGCGCCTTGTCCATTTGTAACACTCATCGTTGCATCGTAAATAGACATTCTTGAGCTATCGATTACATGCCACGCTCCAAGATTAAGCAACTCCTCTGCATATCGTGTATGACGGATGATCGCGATAACTCTGAACCCAAATAGAGAGGATAATTGAATGAATAGACGGCCAATTGATGAGTTAGCGGCATTGACTAGCAAAACCTGATCAGAAGTAATCTTTAACGTCTCCGTGTAAATAACCCACGCAGTTATTGGATTTATGTACAAGCGGCTGGCTGCATCATCGTTGATTTGGTCAGGAACCTCAATCGCTAAAACCGCTCTTGATATGACGTAATCTTGCCATGTCCCCTCACCTCGTAAGGGCAGAACACGTTTCCCTATTAAAGTGGAGGAAGCTAAGGGACCTGTTTCTACAACGGTACCTACCCCTTCATATCCTGGTACTGCGGGCAGACATATTCGATGCCTATATGCACCACGAATTGGAATTAAATCAGAAGGATTAATAGGCCGAGCATCCATTTTTACCAAGATTTCATCTTGTTTCAAAGGTTCAATAATTCGCTGTTCTACTTTCAACACGTTTTGGGGATCGCCAAATTGATAGTACCGTACAACCTGAGCATACATGATTTATTTTGCCCTCCCTTCTTCGACATAAACAAGGGTATAGGACACGAAGTCAGTTAGCAAGTGGAGGGTCTATTTAACAAAATCATTTATTATTCCGAGCGTGATGCTCCCCTACCTGCCGAGAAGGTAGCGTGCGAACCACCGGAAGGCTGATTTAACAAAGCAATCGATTTGTAATGGGGGAACAAGAGCGGAGAAACAAATCAAAGTTCGAGTCTTTTAAACTGCTGTCGATTATCAAATCCAACGCTCTGTTTTGATATCAGAAGGGCTGTTTACAGTAATTTTTACTGCCCCACCTGTCGGATATTCGGCGAAACATCTGCTCCTCCTTGATAAAAAGCAGCTTCCCTACGGTTTTAGCCGACCCACCGACGATATAATCTTGATCTACTTTTGAAACAGAACTGAGAAACCTTTTTCCCAAACCCATGATAATCTTGTACTGTAAGCAAATATGGAAAGCCACCCGGAATCAATCCGAGTGGCTTTTCTGTTTTCTTACCATGGATGTCCGGCTTTCTGGCTTATAACGATTCAATGGGGTGGTGGTGCTTTCAAAGGTGGTTAATACGGGAAGCAACGTAGAGCAGTCAACCATGGATGAGTTGGTAACAGTGAAGTTCAACCAATTAGCAAGGAGGTTTGTTCCGAGTGGGAAACATGGGCGATGATGTATTCTCGGTATGCAGCTGGCTGAATCTCGCAACGGGCATTCCAACCGAAACATTCAGGGCTCCAGATGAGTTTCAACGCCCATTGTGGATCGTCGAGGAGCCCTCGCGCACCGCGGAACCACGTAGGGCAGATGTCTATCGGGAAAAGGCGACAATGAATGTTGTCCTGATGGCAATGGATGATAAACAGCTTACGGATGTGTCTCTGCTGATTAGACAGAGTCTTGCAGACCGGGGCTGGATCCTCCCGCTCTACAGTGCAGACAAGCAGCAGGTAGGGTTTCTGCGGGAATGTCGATTGACGATGTACAAACCAAATGGCTTTGACCGATCAATCGAGCTTGTGTATACGGCATATATCCCGTATACCCCGATGGAATACGATCCATTGGAAGTGATTCATCGACGGTACGATGAGACATTAAGAAAAGGAGACAAGATGTATGGCTCGCGCAAAATCAAAGGAAATTGACATGGACCAAGCATCGGTAACGTATGCGAAAGACCAAATCATGAAGGTGGCTGAGCAAAAGTTTGGGGTAAACCGAACCGAAGCAATTGCCGCCTTTTTTGATGCACCGGCGGAGATGACGGTCGCCGAGGCAGAGCAATGGATTCAGAAGTTTAAGGAAAGGAAGGCGGTTTAAATGGCGGGACTATATCAACCGGGAGAAGAAAAAGCGCTGTCCGGCGTGTACTCTTTTTTAAAGTCGTTTATCAAAGAGCAGACAACAATGGGGATTCGCGGGAAGCTGGCTCTTCCTATCGTGGCTCATTGGGGGCCGATCGGGGAGTTTGTAACCGTCCGTACAAAAGCCTCTGCTCAGAAAATTTTTGGTGCGACGGAAGAATTTGAGTTGATTTGGGCGTCCGATCCGCATCCGACAGAAGTTTTGCTCTATCGGGTGGCTGGTGAGAGCGCTGCTGCCGCAAGCGCAACATTGAAGGGCGCTGCCACCGAAGTTTTGAAGGTGGAAGCAAAGCACAAAGGCGAGTTGGGCAACAGCCTGAAAGTTGTCGTACAGCCTAATCTCATCGACCATACGAAAATCGATGTACTCGTTTATCGAGGTGCGGAGTTGGTAGACAATCAGACAGGCGGGACCGTCGACGAGCTGGTCGAAGCTTTCCAAGGCAGTGAATTTGTTGTACTCAAAAAGCTGGCCGATGGGCTGCCTGATCCAACGGCGGGGGTCATCCTGTCTGGCGGAAACAGCGGAACAAGCGTGGAGGCCACAAAGTATACCGCCTATCAAAACGCTTTGGCTACACAGAAAGGCAAATTCGGTGTGTTTACATTGGGAATCGCCGACCCGGCTTTGAACGCTGCTGCAGAGGACTGGACGAAGCAGCAATGTGAGATCGGAAACTACGTCAAGTTTGTTTTTGGCGGCGACAGCAACAGAGATAAAGACAAGAAGGCGACCATGAAAGCATCTACGGATGCCAACCATATGGCCGTTGTCAATGTGGGGAGCGGGGTTCACTGGAGAGGAAAAACCTATCACAGTGCCAAGCTTGCTATCTATATTGCCTCACTCATGGCATCCATGCCGCTCAATTATACGATGGCTCTGTACATCACACCATTTGAGTCTCTGACTGTGGAGTGGGATGAAGGTACAGACTTGATTGAAATGGTACAAGCTGGCGTTCTCATGCTGAACACGGACAACAACCGGGTGATCATTCAGGAGCCTGTAAACACGCTGACGATTCCGGGGCCCAACCAGTCAAAAGACTACGGAAAAATCCGAGTAGCTGATACATTCCATACCATTTTGCACGCGGAAGAGAAGGCAGGAAAGGAATGGATTCGTCAGCAGCCCAATAGCAACAGTCCTGCACGGCGTGCGGCTTTTTGTCAGATGATGAAACGGGAAGTGTTCAAGCCTCTGGCAATGCTTGAGGTAATCGCTGATGACTACGAGTACATCGAGGACCCGGATTACCACGGGGATAACGCCATTTATACGCCGGCTCGCAACGCTGGACATTTTATCGCCGGCTTCCGGCACCAAGATGCGCTCGAAAAAATCTATATTTACAACAAATCGAATTGAGGTGAAGTGACATGGCAGCAACTTTTTCGGGTACCCATGGGCATTTTTACAACCAAAACGGCAAAGAGCTTCCGGAATGCATCGGATTTGAGCTTACCGAGGAATTTGAAAAAGGAGAAAGCAAGCGTGCGGGTCGACTCCGCAAAAGTCACCGCGTATTGTCTTCTTCGGTCAGCATGACTGCTACTTTTGAACGGACGGCAGACGTCCAGGAAATTATTAAGGAAATCGCCGCTAATCCGGAAAAGAAGGTCAATTTTATCGGCGAACTAAATGATCCGGTCGCTGGGAAGTATCGTGTCGCTGTTACTGGCTTTTCTCCCGACTCCCTCGTTTTGGCAAAATGGGGGCATGGCGAGCTGGATGAAGACACGACTCTGGAAGGCACAGTCGACGACTACGAGTTTATTTAAAAATAGGGGAAGAGGAGGAAACAACCGTGAGTGAATTTTTGACGATGGAAGAATTTTTGAGTATGGACACCCAGGAGCACGTAAAGGATGTATGGTTGTGGAAGCGCAGAGAGGTTGCGCTTCCCATCCGCTCCGTATCTGGCGAGGTATATTTCAAGGCAAGAAAGGCGGCTCTGAAGGTATCCGTGTTGGGCAAAAAGGGCAAAGCGGAGCGCAAAGTCGAGTTTGACGACCTGCGTCAGAAGGCGGAGATTATTATTGCCGGCATCGATACAGAGCGTACCGACTTCCGCATTGACTCTCCGCAGGTACTCGCCAAATTCGGCAAAATTGCAGCTGTTGACGTCATTCCTTGCATCTTCCGACCAAGTGAGATTGATTCGCTGTACGAGGCCATTGCCCGAATCAGCGATTTTGCCGACGACGAGGAGGCAGAGGAAGAGGTAAAAAACTCATAAAAGAGAGCCCTGAGCTGGCTCTCTATTCGTATATTTGGCAAGAAAAGAATATTTTCCCGCACGAGATTATGCAGCTCACAGAGCGGGAGAGACAGTTCATCTTAGTTTCGACAGCGATGGAGATTGAGAGGAAAGCGGAGCAAGCCGAGAAAATGGAGCGAACGAAAGGACGACGTATGAAAGGGAGGAGGAGGTAGCCGGTGGGAAACAGTACAAATCCTGAAATTCAAGGGAACATGTCCAAGCAGCTCTCCTCTCTCATGAAAAGCTTGAACAGCGTTCTTGACGTATTGGAAAAAATCGACGATGCCATTTCTGATTTAGCAAGAACGATCAATCGCATTACCAACATTTCCATTGTGAATGTAAGTGTAGCCTTCACAGAGGTTTATTTTGACGCGGCCAAAGCAGCCAATAAGATAGCCCAGGTTGAACAAGCAGTCGATTCAGTTGACAGCAGCAATATTGATCATTTGAATCGGGCTTTGCGGAATTCAGGGAAGGCAGGAGAAAATGCAGCTAAATCTATAGAGTCTGTAGAGAAAGCTGTCGGTCAAATGCAAGAATTGGGGAACATTCTTTCGTCCGGTGGACAAATGGTAAAGGATGGTTTATCCTTTGCAGCGACATCGGCCTATGACATGGAACAATCCATGGACATCCTTCAGGCTAAAGTAGGTGCAACAGATGCGGAGATGATCTCCATGTCCAAATCTGTTCATGGGTTGTACACCTCGGGCTTGGTAGACGTTCCAAGACAGGCAACAGAGTCTTTCGGTAGATTTCGCCAACTGTTGACGGGCACCCACCAGGATATCGAAAAGGCGGCCGAGGGAGCGCTGGCTTTGGAAAAGATCTCTTTCGGCAAGCTTGATCAAGACAATATAGCCAAAGCACTGGATATGATGCAAGAACAGTGGGGAACAGACCCGGTAAAAGGCCTCGATTTGATCACTGCGGCTTACGATAGAGTCGGCACGAAAGCGGGTGACATCCTAGAGAGCATCGGGAAGTATTCCCCGTATTTTAAAGAAGCCGGGATTAGCGCGGAAAAAATGATGGGCATGTTTGTAGCAGGTACAGAAGCAGGGGCGTCCAGCTTCGGCGGTCTGGGAGAAGTGTTCAAACAGGGGTTTAGTAAAAACCTGAACAAAGCACTGGACGAAGGGGCTTTGAAAGCACTTGAGCCGATATTTGGGGAAGAAAAGCTGTTTGCCATGCTGGATCAACTAAAAGCGGGAGGAAAAGAGGCTGAGGCAGCCGTTTCCGACATTATAAAAGGGATTATGTCGTTAGAAGATCAGGCTGCACAGGATAACATCATGTCCGCCATTTTTAAAGGACAGTACGCCGACCTTGGGCGTGAAGCTACTTTTGCTATGCTAAATGCTGGACCTTTGGAGGAGTTCGCTGGGAAAACAGGGGCAATCGTTGACCAAGTGAAGGATGATTGGAAAGCTATGGCAAATGAAATGAGGCTCGCCATCCAACCAATTGGCGATACCGTATTGAATATTGTAAAGCCAATTGTCGGGGTGCTAACAGAGATAGCGAAAGGCATTGGGTCTTTTGCGAAAGAACATCCATTTATCACGAAGGTAGCGGTGTCTTTTCTGATGCTTCTTTCTGTCTTGGGTCTGCTTGCTGGCCCGTTGATGTTCTTGGCTACAATTTGGCTACCATTGACGCAAGGGTTCGCAGCAATGATTGGGGTTATGAGCGGTTTTGGACTCGCTTCCTTGACTGCGCTGTGGCCGATTCTTTTGGTTACCGCTGCTGTCATCGCGCTGATTGCCGCAGGTTGGTGGCTGTATGATAACTGGGGGACGGTCAGCGCCTATTTGGCTTCGACTTGGCAATGGATCAGCAGTGTCGGTTTTGCGATTTGGGAAGGATTATCTGCTTACTTCAGAACGCTATTTGAATTCTGGAGAGGATTATTTACAGCTTTCGTCCAGTTCATAACCGGGGATTGGTCAGGTGCCTGGGATACGATCAAAACGACGTTCTTCAACACATTTACTACGATAGACGGCTGGTTTGACGGCTGGATCAGCAAATTGTTTGGGAGTGGTCAGAGTATCATTACCACACTTGTAGACGGTATATTGTCGGTTGGAGGTACTGTTACTAGTGCTCTCGTCGCAGTGTTTGGAGGAGCAGATCAATACCTTCCTCACTCTGATGCGGAGCTGGGACCGTTCTCGCGTTTGACTGAAAGCGGTATGGCAATCCCCGAGACTATGGCGATAGGTGTGGAGGCAGGCAATGATTCTTTGATTCAGGCTTTGGAAGGAAGCTTCAGTCAAGTTCCAAGTTACACACCTTCTTTGACTAACAGCAGTGCGATTGCCCAGGATGGAGTAAGTCAACCTGGTAAAAATCAGACCTATGTTGATTTCCGTCCAACAATCCAGGTTTCATTGAAAACCGACAACTTAAACAATAGAGACGATTTGAATCAGCTCGCTGAGAGATTGGCCGAAACCATTGCTAATCGATTGAACCATGTTTTATCAGGAACCGGTACGGTCGCCCTTGAGTAAGATTTTGAAAAATGGTTATCATAATCAATCGCGATCCAAAATGGCTTGTAATGAAGGTCATTCAATAGAAACATGTAGAGTGTTATTGGTTAGAAGGTAAAATTTTACCTACCATAGAATATCTTCTGCTAAGGAGGGTATTGATATGGGTATTTTTGGCGGAAAAAAAGAACCGAACAATGAGTCTCGTATCTTGGTCATAACCTCGGATAAATTAAATCGGGACTATGAGCCACTAGGGACAGTAATTGTAACGTCCCCAAAAGTTACAAACGATTTTAATTTTATTCTGGATTTAATTGGGGAGAAGGCCAAAGAGCAAGGAGCAGATGCCGTCATTTGTTTTCGGTATAGTTTAAATGGGGCTTTGCACACTGGCTACGGCACCGCAGTAAAATACAAGTAAATACCAAAAGACGCTCTTCATGCGAGGGGCGTCTTTTTCATTGGAGGTAGGTGAGATGAAAACCAAGCATCTTGAGTTTTGGCTCACTTGGAACAACAACACGGAAAAGCTTCGGCTGCCCGTCATTCCGGCGACTATATCGGTAAAGACCGGACACGGTTTTACAGATATCGACCTTGTAGCTATTGGAGAAGCCACGATCATTGGTGAGCCAAAATTGGAGGAGTATTCATTCTCGACAATCTGGCCTGATCAATACGATCCGGGATTTTGTGACTACGACGGCTTCCCCTCGCCAGAAGAGTTCGTGTCGACCATCAAGCGCTGGAAGAACACCGGATACCCGATTCGTTTTACGGTGACCGGGAGCGACATCAATGTCCCTGTCACCATCCGAGATTTCAGTTACGAGTGGAATGGCTTTGATATTGAATTCAGTTTAACGCTGAAAGAGTATCGGTTCGTTACGCTGGAGAGCCGCTCCGTGAATATCCCTTTCCAAACGACAGGGAAAGGCAAACGCCCGGATACGAAAAAAGCCAAAGTTTCCTCTACAAAAAAAACGAGTGATGAGAAGCAAACTCTCGTTGAAAAATATCTCTCGAGATCGAAGTCAAAGGGAAAGGAGTAGATCCGGATGCTGCCCAGGTACCATTATGAAATCCAATTTCAAAAGCCTGGCCAACAGGCGGTTCGACTCCCTTTTACGGAAGCAACTTGGTCTGGAAGCCGTCAGGAGGCAAAAAGAACGCTCGCGGTCAAAACAAATAACGGACGAGACCGGTTTTGGCCAGACGCAGCTATCGAAGAAGGCGACCTAATGGAATTGATATCGTACGTATCAGGTTCGCCACGCACTCTGTTTACGGGTATGGTTGTTGATTTGGGGATCACGTCCAAGGGTGATCTGAATCCGGTTGCCTATGACTTCGGTTTCTACTTGTTAAACAACGATGTCGTTGTCGTGACCACAGGAGAACCAGCCGATCAGCTTCTCCTTCGTATTTTTGAGCAGCGCGGGATACCGGTGGGAGGGATCGGCAAGATGCCTCCGGTCGAAAAGCAAACGATTCGCGGAAAAAGCGTATGGGATGCGGTAACGGACATTTTGAATCAGGTGTACCGTTCATCGGGAATCCGCTACTGGTGCTGGATTGATCAGGGAAAAGCATTTGTGGGTACACAGCGCGGCCAAACCAAGCAATGGACATTGCAGCAAGGCAGCAACCTGCTAAGCGCAGAACGGAAACGATCGATAGCAGAAATGAGAACGGTCGTGAGAGTCATCGGAAGTGACAGTGAATACGTTTCTGTTCTTCACGATGAAGTAGACTCCGCCAAAGCCAAGCGGTATGGTCACCTCGTAAAAGTAATCGAATTACAAGACGAAGATCGCGACAACAAAATCTCGATAGCCAAACAAGAGCTGGAGAATCTGAGCCGCGTGAAGGAGCAGGCTTCCGTGACAGCGCTCGGGATCGATGATGTTATCGCGGGTACGCGGATCGAGATATACGAGGAGCTGACCAAGCTTTCCGGGATCTTCACTGTTTTTGGCGACAGCCATACGATACGGCCTGGCTATCATGAAATGAAATTGGATTTGCAGATGGAGGTGAGCGGCAGGTGAATGGATTCCAAAAGCTGGCGTATGCCTTATCGAATCTTGGTCAAGACCAAGGAAGCAAAACATTCAAAACAGCTCCGAAAGAGATCAGGATCGAACTGGCTACGGTATTAACACCTCCACCCGATTTGAAAATCTTGATTGACGGCATGTCTGTTCCACTCGGGAAGGAATTCCTCACGGTGGCGGAACATTTGACACGCCACAAACGCATTGTGACCATCAGCCATCAAGAGATGGCCGAGCGAGACCTGGGAGATGCGAAACGGGAGGACTTTTTGGATACGGACGATCTGGCTGCCCCTTTCACATCGTACAAGCACAGCTATGTAGAGATGCAGTTTGAGGACGTTCTGAAGCCGGATGATAAGGTCCTCGTTCTTTCCGTCAATTCAGCTTACTACATTATGGACCGGGTGGTGGGGTTATGAGTATATTCCCGGAAATGACCCGGGTAGAAAACCCGGGAACAGAAGGAAAAAAGCCGATTGTCCCTGTATTGCGAACATATGCGTTTGACTTTGATGCAGGAGATTTTGTGCTCCGTCCAGGAGGGAAGCCTTCCATTATTGAGGGGGAGGCCGCGTTGATACAAAACGTAAAAAAAGCGCTCATGACTGACCGCTACACCTTCCCGATCTACTCATCGGACTACGGCAATGAGCTAAAAACGCTAATCCGCGGCGATGGCACAAGGGAATGGAAGCAGGCGGAAGCCAAACGGTTGGTCCGGGAGGCAGTTGAGTATCTGTTTGGGGTAGAGCGGTGCGAGAAGTTTTCATTCCGGTGGAGCGGCAATACGTTACAAATCTTTTTTTTATTGATTGTGGAAGACGGAACGGTGGAGATGGTGATCGATGTCTGAAACAGTAAAAGCAGTAAAGGGAATCGAGTCGGAATCTTTTGAAGAAATCTTGTATCGCTTGCTGCAAGCAGCCCCGGATGATCTGGATAAAAGCGAAGGATCGATCATTTACGATGCACTGGCCCCCATTGCCCTTGAATTGTTCATTCAACAGGAAAAGTTCCGGGAGATATTGGAACAAGCCTTTGCCGTAACTGCCAAAGGAGAGTATCTGGACCAGATTGCGGAAGATCATGGTCTAAAGCGGGCGCCGGGAGAATCGGACGAATCTTTGCGTGAGCGGATCCTTCAGCAGAAGAGAAACCCGGAGCGTGGCGGAGCGGAAGCTGATTATGTTCGGTGGGCCCTCAAAGTGACGGGTACGACTTACGCCAAGGCAATAGACATGGCAAGAGGTATTGGCACAGTGGACGTCGTCGTGGGCGGCACAATCCCCGATCTGGTGGAGCGAGTGCAGGAAGAGATCAATCGGCGCAAGCCAAGCGGAGTGGATGCAGTTGTACGCCGCGTTCGCATGCAAACGGTACCGATCATTGTTCAGGCGATTGGGATTGAAGCCGAGAAAGCGAAACAAGCGATTTTGGATTATACCCGAACAATCGGCGTAGGCGGAACACTTTACGCAGCCAGAATTTTGTCGGCAGTTATCAACGCAGGAGCAGCGGACGCATCCATGGTCACGCCGACCGAAAACGTGATTCTTTTCCCTGATGCTCAAATAGATCCGGTGGTGACGATCGAATGAGCACACCAGGTGACAAATTAATGGTCTATTTGCCCGGATACTACCGAAAGAGTCGTCATATCCGGGCAATCATGGATGCAGCGGGAAAAGAGCTTCCGGACGTTGACGGCGAACTGTGGAAGGCGTTTTTTGTCCATCTGCAATCAGATGCGTCACGTGAGTTATGGAGAAAAGAATTAGACGCCAAAGACGATGAAGAGTTGCTTGCCAAGCTGCGGTCAAACGGAACGATGAGCGTCGAGACACTCAAGACGCAAGGCTTCGGCTTGCAGGAATCGTATAGGCTGATGCCGGAGGCGGGGGTAGAACTGTCGGAATCGGGAGTGCTTGCAGACGGTTGGGAGTTTTCTCCGTTGTCGTCTGTTATCTATACGACACCGGAAACACTGGCTATTGCCCGTGGTCTTGTCGCACTGATGGGTCTGGCCGGATTTCGTTACCTGTTTTCCGTTTCATTGTCCCATCACGTAGAGTATCAACGTGGAACTTCTCGGGCAGGCATGAACCTGTACACCGCCGTTACGATGCCAGACAGGACCGACGATGACTTGAGCGGCAATGAAAAGCAGTCGAGTCATCACGTCGAACAGTACGCCCTCCATACTGCCGGGTGCGACCGGAAAAGCTGGTGGTCGCCAAATATCACGTTTCTTGAACAGGCGACCTATTTGACTCAAACATTACGGATACAAAAAAGCAATGTATCGATAACGACTTAGGGGGTGTTTCCCATAGCTACGAAAACAAGCGATGTAAAAGGGATGAAAACGTTCCAGGCCTTTAACCTGGTCAGAAACGGTCAAGTCTTTATAGCGGTAGGAAGAACTTCGTCTTGGGACAGCCATTCGCCCGAGATTGTTCCAGATGTGCAGTACGGTCAAACGATCTCCGAAATTGTGGCTCTCAAACGAGCCGACCAGGTGAGATTCGTCTTGCCTGACGACACAAACGGGACAATCGAACAGGTTGGGCAGAAATGGCGAATCATCGACGAGGAGGAAGCGCGGGCCACCGATTGCCGGTGGGTTTATATTCAGGCGTGGCTTCGATACGACGAGTTTCCGCTTTGCACATACCGTCAAACAGGGGTGTATGCAGGGACACTCCTCGCTCAAGGATTGCCGGTAAACAAACAGGTTGCAACCATGGATGAAATCGTTGACTTGGGCTTTTTGTTAACAGTTACCAATCAATCGCCTGTTGAGCGAGAAGCGACAAACCGGGAAAGCATCGAGTACATTCTGGAGCTGTAAAGGAGGTTTATCATGAAACAGGTTTATAATCGCTTTGATCCTTCGAAACGATGGAAGTCTATCGATTTTGTCGGTGGCAGACGGATTCAAACCGCCGAACTGAATGAACTGCAGGCTATGTCGCTGTTCAGGGACAAGCAGATTGGCGATGTGATTTTTGGTGCCGGCCATATTATCGACGGCGGTCAACTTTATATTAGTGCAGACAAAACACTTTTGCGCATCTCTCCCGCCCGCGTGTATTTGGACGGCATCATCCATGATCTGCCGGAAACAACGCTGACCATCAGCGGGGCGGGAGAGGAGAGCATCGGCCTTCGAGTCGAAACACGAAGCCTCACTTACGAAGATGACCCAACCCTGTACGATCCAGCGGTTGGGTTTTCCAATTACGGAATGCCCGGTGGACAGCGAACTATCATTGAACCGGCGTGGACACTAAACGATGAAGCGGCGACGCCGATGTTTCGACTGGTGGACGGGGAGTTGGTGACAGCGAAACTTCCGCCGGAGTTAGAAGGCTTTACACCGGTCTTTGCACGCCGTACCTATGATACGAACGGTTCCTTTTTGGTATCCGGCATGGATGGTTATATCGAGCCGAAGGATGCTGAAAATGTGACGCTGGTGGTCGATGCCGGACGGGCATATGTTCTCGGCTATCAGATTGACAAGCTCGTTCCGATTCGAGTATCCATACCGAAGGCGTTGGATACGAGAATGGTGGTCAATGAAACGAAGACGTACCTCGCTGGAACAAGCTATTATCCGCTTAATACCAAGCCGGTGAAGGCTATTCGCCAGGTGACTGCGACAGTTGAGCGAACCGATACGATCACACGCGGCAACGTGGCGGGCACTTCCGATATGTTGCCGAAAACGCCTGTCGTCGACATCGTTTCCGTGAGGGCGGGAAGCACCGAGTACAAGAAGAGCGTTGACTTTCAACTCTCCGGAGATACAGTGGACTGGTCCCTGGCTGGCGCCGAACCAGCCGGAGGCACCTCCTACACGGTTACGTATCGGTATACGAAAGTAATGGTCGAAGGAACCGATGTGGAATTGGAGAACGACGGCATCAAATGGCTAAGCGGAGACAAACCGGTCGTAGGGACGACATTCCAGACGACGTATGAGTTTTACTTGGCTCGCAAGGACGTTTACTATCTAACATTTGAGGGCGAAGTGAAGGTAATTCACGGTCAGTCAGACATCTCTCCTTATCCGCCATCGTCGCCCCCTGATGTCCTGGAGCTGGGAGAAATATATCTGCCTCCCAACTCCGATGCGGTCGTAGTGACCAACCGGAAGCCGAAACGGTTAACCATGTTGGAGCTCCGATCGTTATTGGATCGTCTGGAGCGGGCGGAGTACAACCAAGCCATCGCCGACTTGGACAGACAAGCCCAGATTTCCGACCCCACTCTCCTGAAAAAAGGAATTTTCACTGATAACTTTACAAACTTTGAACGGGCGGATGTGACGCACCCCCTTTTTGATGCCATGTTGAATCCGAGGGAGAAGGTGGTGCAGTTGCCGCTTGAGCAGACGTTTGTTGAACTGCAAGTCGAGCAGCAGGCATCTACGGTTCGATTCCATGAAAGGCTGGTGACACTGCCTTACAAGGAGGAAGTGCTGATCGATCAGACGTATGCGACCGAGGCCATGAACGTGAACCCTTACCAGGTGTTTGGAAATTTGGCGACGATCCGTCTGACCCCCTCTCACGATACATGGGTCGAAGAATCTATCGTAACCAAGAAGGTGTGGGGATGGTGGGCCGACTGGCGGACTACCGGAACGACACGAACGGAAACAAAAATGATTTTGGACGAGAACGTGCCATACATCAGGCAGCGAGAGATTACGGTATCTGGCGAGGGCTTTGAGCCGTTCAGCGACAATATCAAAGGGACATTTGACGGAATCCCGGTCCACTTGGTTCCGTTGAACGGAACATTGGCAGGGACGTTGCCAAATACTATCCGGGCGGACAAGAATGGCCGGTTCACATGCAAGTTCATGATTCCTCCTAATGTCCGTACGGGAACACGTGAAGTCTATCTATGGAACGAGGTGTAGAACATGTTTACCAAGCAAAACGAAGCAAAGGCATCCTATGTCGGAATAGGCCGCAAACAGGTCATTGAACAGACATTTTGGCAGATACCATCCTGGCGTTTGACGGACCCGCTGGCGCAGACGTTTATCCTGACGGAGGAGCGATATATCACTGCTGTGGACCTGTTTTTGGCAACAAAGGATCCGGCAGCCGATCTGACGGTGCAGCTGCGAACAGTCGTAAACGGTTATCCGTCCATGACTGTTCTGACATCCGTCGCGTTGAATCCCGATCAGGTGAACATCTCCAACAACGGCACCACGGCAACGAAGGTAACCTTCCCCGACCCCGTCCTGCTGCAAGCTAACACGGAATATGCCATCGTCCTGCTGACCCCTTCCTCGCAGTACAGAGCTTTTGTCGCCCGAATGGGAGCAAAAGACCTCATAACACAGAAACCAGTAGCACGTCAGCCATATGATGTTGGATTGCTGTTTTCCTCGTCCAATGGTTCGGCGTGGACAGCCCACCAGGATATGGATTTGAAATTTCGGCTGTATGGCGCGAAGTTTACCAGTGACGGCATTTTGCGGTTCCGTCCGATGGAAGTATCCCAGGCTACTCAGCTCGTGCTTGCCAGCAGCCAGCTCGTTCCGCAAAAGGCTGAACTGCAATGGCAATACTCAACTGATGAGATGTCGTGGTACGCGCTGGACGAGATCGATGTCACCAAGCTTGGGCAACCGACTGACATGATTCACGTCCGGGCTCTATTGAAATCAAAGGGCTCTTCTCCAGTCGTTCAACAGAATGTCGGCGCTATCGCTCTTGGATACAAGCCGGAAGGAATGTATGTAAGCCGGGAGATTACTACGAGTGCACCGTTTACGAGAATTACCGTTTATGTGGAACTGAGTACGCCAAGCGGTACGAGTCAGACAGTCGAATATTCCCTGGATGCCGGCAAAACATGGACGAGTATGGGCAGCGCAGTTGCACAGACACCGATTGACGCCGATTTTACGCAATTGAAGTTTGAAAAAACGGTTGCCTCTTCCACCAAGCTTCGCGTTCGGATCAAACAAAGCTCGACCGTGCCGGTCGTGACGCCCAAAGCGCGAAATCTGATGGTTCATACATCATAAGGAGGATGTGTACATGCCGGTAACCAATGGACGAATTTCTCTTGACCCAGCCGCTCCCGATAGCCTGATGTCGGGGGCTGGCAAAATCAACAGAAACTTTGACTTAATCGATTCGGAATTTGCCAATGTCCAAGCAAATATTTTCAGCTTGAATACACGAGCTGTGCACGATGAACGCAATATCGTCGACCTGGCCATCGAGCTGGAGACCCTCAAGGGAGCCACTCTGAACAATGTGAATGCGAATATATACATCGAAACCTTTCGTGAAATCAGCGATATCAGGCTGTGGAGCGGGGTGTTTGATTCAACGGCAAAAAGAGTGGTGCTGAAATAGTCAGGAAAGGAGAGTAAGGGATATGCCGACTTTAGCAGTAGGCTTCTTGCAAGCGGAGTATACAGAGAGTTCGCATAATTATGCGAATGGAACCCTTAGGCAATACTTTGACGCAGCAACTACAGTTCCTCTGTTGTATGACAATGCAAGTTTGAATGATAGTGCATGCAAATATTTTATTTCCCCCGTCGAATTTCAGCTTGGAAATGTAAAGTATAAGGACTTTCATTGGGATTACGATTCCATTAACTTCTTGGAGAATGTCCACAACATTACTTCTGAAACTGTCTGGAAATCTACGTATACCGGCTGGGCGAATGGCCAAGTAATTGATTTGCAAGGTGACGGTTCGAGAGCTGTGGTAGTAAACGGGGGCTACTCCTCAAGAAGCACAAGAAATATTGGAACCGCCGTCAGTGACGGCGGTACCGGCATTTCGGTGCCTAAACGCACAAACGGATACTACGATTATGTACCTCGGGCGATTATTTTTACAGAGCCCCATAGCGGCGATTCGTACAGTAAGCTTGCCGTGCGGGCAAACACCCGGAGAATCGTCATTTATCTCTATTCGCAAGCGTATTCTGGCAGTACCTTTTGGCATGAAAAAGTCTATGATATCAACCTTGACGCAAAGGCGTTTGATATTTATACCAATTGTTCCGTTACCACAACTCCTTTAACCGCATTTGCTGTACCTTCTTTGGCAGAATCGACCTCGGCGGGAGGGGTTGCTACCGCTACAAAAGACACGATGTCAACATCGCCAAGCACAAAAAAGCTGTTTACGATCAGCCTAAATGTTAACCCAAACAGACCATCGTCCGGCTTTACCGTAAACGGAACGAGTGCCTCAACATCCGCTTCCTCCCCTGCCGTCGTGTCAAATACGCTGTTGCCAAAACTGGCATGGACGTTCAGTGATGGCAATACAGGCGATTATCAGTCTGCCTTTGATATTGAAATTGTGAATTCTTCGACCAACGCGGTCGTTGTTTCAAAGTACCAATCATCAGGTTATCAGTATTACAACGTTTTATCAGCCGATAATCTCTCGTACAACATTTTATACAAATACCGTGTACGGACCTATGACCGTTACGGGGCATCGAGCGACTGGTCAAACTATTACTTTTTCAAACTAAATCGATCGCCAAACGGCTCAACGGGCATGACTCCAGCCGGCACATCCGCTTCGCCTTCCGTCCAATCAACCCTCACGCCAACGCTTAGCTGGGTATTCAGCGATCCTGACGGGACAGGCGATTCCCAATCGGCGTACGAGATAAACCTGGTGGATGGGACCAATACGGGCATCGCGGTGTGGAACAGCGGAAAGGTCGCAGGCGGAGCCCAAAGCGTAATCGTACCGACGGGCAAACTGTCTCCAGACAAACTGTATGCATGGCGTGTGAGGACATGGGACCGTTATGGTGCCGTCGGTCCTTTCACCAACTATCAATATTTCCGGACGACGAAAAAACCGGTATTTACGCCAAAGTCTCCTATTGGTACAAGGACCTTCCCATACGGAACAAACGAAACGCCGCGGCTCGAATGGACGTACAGTGATCCTGAGGGGCACGGGCAGCGCTCTTTCCGCATCTATATTCGCGATGTTGCAACCAATGGGGTCGTTCATGACTCAGGGGAAATTATGGGGACAGCAAACCGCTATGATGTTCCCGAAGGCATCCTTGAGCCGGGCAAAGTGTACGGATGGTATATGAACGGCAGCGACTCCACCGTCATGTGGAGTGACATGTCAGCAGAAAACTTCCTGATCACAAACATACCTCCGAAACCGCCCATGATTACAGGACCGACGGAAAATGTACGAGAGGGAAAACGCCCTGTTTTTGAAATGGCGATCAACAATGACCGCGAAGGAGACAAGCAGCACTATCAACTGCAAATCGCTGAGGATGCAGCTTTTACGGTAGGAACGCTGTTATTCGACACATCGGTTGATCGGACTGGCTGGGAGGTGTACGACGGTGAGTCATGGACAGCTTTCCCAGCGGAGGGTGTCCGCTATCGAAAACAACTGGTAGTGGACTCTTCATTCGCGGGGGATCGCGGAAATGTTCCGAGTGCATTTTGGCGCTTGCAGGGAACGAAGGGAGTCAATGACTACGTCGACATGGCCGCAACACCAAAGACCGGAAATAATGCACTGCGGGTCATTAACAATAGTGGTACTGCTCCTCTTGGCGTTTTGCAGGAATTGAAGGGATGGAAACCGGGAGATAGACTGAAATTGCAGGCAACGGTTTTCGCCATTCGTTTACACTCTGGTGCCCAAATCCACATTGATCTTCTCGGCGTAAAGAAGGATTCGACGATTGTGATGAACACCAACGGGATCGTTCTCAGTGGGGCTACGACCAAGTATGAAACGTATATGGATGAAGTGACAGTTCCACAGGATTGCGACGTCCTGTATGTACGGGCATATACGAGCGGAGCCAATACGGCCAATACTGAGTTTTGGGTTGATCAAATTACTGTCGATATTGTTTCACCAGCAACTTATACCACCGTTCGCTTTACGCCGCAACACGATCTTGTCGAAGGCAAAAAGTACTACTGGCGAGTAGCGGGGATCGATGCTACCACAGGTACGATGGGGGACTGGTCGAACCAACGCAAGCTCAAAAATGAATTAGGGACTTCAGGCAGCATGCCGAATACGACTGATTGGGGCGTCAAGGATGCATCGCATCTTCTGGATGCAAACGGCAAAGTCGTCGGCATCAACAGCATGAAGGTTTCCATAGCTGCAGGAAAGTCATCCGGGTCCATTTACAAACGAGTGTCGCTTCGCGGCGGAAGCTGTTATTTTGTCGGAGGCTACGTGAAAAACGGCAATGCCAAAAAGGCATGCCTGAAAATGTATGGCGTCGGGGAGTCGGCTGGTGTTACGGACCAGGTCCATTACAAGTTCGAGTGGTTTAAAGCAAAACCTGCTTACGACACCACGGTTGATCTGGAATTGATGGTTGAAGGCATCGGTGGGCAGTACGCATTCTTTGATGGAATACGCGTTTATGAGGTTCCCGAGGAGGAATACAAGCAAATCGGGAAAGATCCGGGATGGACAGGGGAAAATCTGGCCTTGAAATTTCCGTATCGCAGTGGAGAGGCTACGATTAACACCCCCAGTACTGTCCGGATTGGGGACAGGCTTCAATTCGAGTTAAAGAAGCCAATTGTAACCAGTGATGTTGTCAAGCGTTTGGTGCTCAACGCTGTGCGTACCGTTCCTTTGACCTCTTCGATCGTAGAACGCATACAACAGAATGACGTTCGGCTGAGCTACACGGGAGTTTGGGAGGATTCGCCTCTTCCTGGCTACGACATTGGCGGACGTCACACCGGTGTCACAGCTGCGGGGACGGTTGAGTTTACATTTACCGGAAATGGCATCAGGTGGGTTGGGGCGAAGCATGGCAATTGCGGGATTGCCAGAGTTTATATCAACGGCATTCCAGTAAGAGATGTTGATTTGTACACAGCCAGCATCGATCCGGAATACGGAACGTTATACGAAAAACTGGACCTTCCGTATGGCACGCACAACATCAAAATTCAGGCCCTTATGGAGAAAAATAAAGAATCGTCCGGAACCGTTATTTCACTTGACTACTTTGAGGCAGTGACGACAGAGACACCGGCGAAACTCAAGGTCGAAGCGACCAACAATGGAATGGATGCTCTCCCGCAATGGGAAGATATCACGTCCTATTTCCTCAAAGGCTCGTATTATGACTTTGTCAACAAGGCCAAGACGGCTATACAGTGGGGGCTGAACATCAAGGTTACCATCGAAGCGAACGGCTCATTCAGTCCCGTTGAAATTGACGGATTTGGTGTAAGCTACGAATAGGGAGGAAGCCGATGGGAAAGCACATTAAGCAAACGGATCTTGCCGAGCTTCGGTTTCGGCAGCAGGTCGAGACGAATCCTGATTTGACTGATGCTTATGAAGCGATTGCCGCTTTATACGAGCAGACACTTTTGCAGCAAAAGGAACTGGCAGCATTACGGGAAGAACTCAAGACGACGAAGGAAGGGATGTAACGATGGTTGCGACTTACATGGTAAAAGTATTCGCCTATTTGATCAAAGCCGGACGCCGCGAGATTGAGACGCTTCCGGAAGAATATCAAGCTCCGGTTGCCGAGCTTTTAGCCGCACAAGTTGAACAACAATAGCGGACGCCATTCCTCAACTACGAGTGAAGGCGTTTTTTTATGGGGAGCTGCGGCTCCCCGACTTTTTTTCCTAAGGGAGGGATGATAAGCATGAAAGAATCAATCATATCTGGTGCAGCTGGCGCCGCTTGTATCTCGGCTTTTCATTTTTTATACGGAGAAAATCCCGTGAGGATGTTAATCATGACATGGTACGTCTTTCTGATCGCCATGGATTGGATAGCGGGATACAGGGCCTCCAAAATTGATGGTTCTTACGCATCCGAATACGGAATCAACGGGGCTTTTCGGACAGCATTCCTGCTCTTCATGCCGGCAGTAGGTCACCTGATCGATACGGTAATCGGAACACCGGGGATTGGCTTTGGTTTTCTGATTGCGGCATTCGGCTTGCACATTTGGAAAAGCATGACGGCCAATGTGGTTCGAGCTGGTTGGGAAAAGTGGGTACCGGAGTGGGCGATGAATGCCGTTTCGGATGAGATCGAACACAAGCTGGCCAGAGCCATCAAGCGGAGACAGGAGAAGGAAAAGTATGGGGATGGTGATATGTCGTGAAGATAGCGATAGATGCAGGACACGGCCCGGAAACACCGGGAAAGCGAACGCCGGACGACAGCATGCGGGAGTTCCACTTCAACAGCGTGGTCGCCCGTTATGTCCGTGATGAATTGAAACAATACGATGGGGTAGAGACGCTGTTTACCCACGCTGACGACGGCAGCCGGGACGTGCCGTTACAGGAACGCACAGACAAGGCCAACGCCTGGAGGGCAGATGCATTCGTCTCCATTCACGCAAATGCCTTCGGGAATGATTGGAACGACGCAAACGGCATCGAGACGTTTGTCTACACATCGCGGCCTCCCGCAGCCGTAAAGCTGGCCGAAGCCGTTCAGCGTGCGCTTGTCCTCGCTACCGGCCGGAAGAACCGCGGGGTCAAAGCAGAGAATTTCCATGTGCTGCGGGAAACAAACATGACCGCGATCCTCGCCGAGTGCGGGTTTATGACCAATAGGGAAGAAGCTGAGCTGTTGAAGAGCGATACGTACCGGCGTGCGTGTGCAAGAGCGATAGTAACCGGGCTTGCTGAAGTTTATGGGTTGAAAAGGGCAATCGCTGCAGGTACGCTGCCTCAGAAGGTAACGATTGAAATAAACGGAGTTCGGCTTTCGGCTCAGGGGTATCTCCAAAACGGAGTTTCCCTCCTGCCTGTTCGAGCGGTTGCGGAAGCGGTTGGAGTGGTTCCTGCATGGAATCCAGCGGCGAAGCAGGTCAGCGTAAATGGGCTTGCTTTGAACGGAACGATTGAGTCCGGGACGGCATATGCTCCCGCTCGAGAGCTCGCCTCGGCACTTGGCTTGAAGGTGGAATGGGACGGAGCCATAAAAACTGTAAAACTGTCGAAAAGCTGCATATGTCGATGAAAAAATGAGAAGAGCCCTCCTGCGGAGCCATTGGTCAAGACCCCATTTAGTGGACAGTAAGAAAAAACCCGACCGTTAGACCGACAGCTGACGTCTGAATTCAACAGG